AAGGTCCTGATTATTACCAGAGAGGAAACATAGAAGTATGGGATTTCATTAGAGATCAACACCTGAACTATCACCTTGGAAATGTAATCAAATATGTGTGTCGCGCAGGATATAAAGACGACGACTTAAAAGATTTAAAAAAAGCTGCCCATTATTTACTCAATGAAATCGAATCACGCAAATAAAATCGCGAGGACTGGTCGAGTCCAAGCATGGATTGATAATCCACAAGATCGTCTACCCGTAAGCTGCACAATTTTTAACGTGCAGGACAGCATGGAAGGAAGCGATGGAATCGAAGCAAGCTGGCGTTTTGTTAGCCATGCTCTTCGCTTTGGAGCGGGAGTCGCAGTCCACTTGTCGGACATTAGACCAAGAGGAACAACAACAAATAAAGGACCTGATTCACTTGTTGCAAGTGGACCAGTCTCATTCGGAAAAATTTACTCAACATTAAATGAAATACTTAGGAGAGGGGGTACATTTAGGAACGGCGCTTGCGTTTTGCACCTTGATATTAATCACCCCGACATTCTTGAGTTCGTGTTCGCGGAAAGACACGAGCTCCCATGGGTCAAACGATGTGTTGACCTTACCCCAGAACTCTGGGCTAATTCCAACCCTGAAACAAAGGAAGGAATCCTACGAGGAATTGCAAAGGGAGATATTTGGTTATCCAAAATAAAACATGACAGAAACAACAAAAGAATCAGAAGTAACGTTTGTCTCGAGGTATATTTGCCCTCACGTGGAACTTGCCTCCTCCAACATATCAATTTATCAGCCTGTCTTATCGGCGAGCTGCGCGGGGCTTTCCGTGAAGGTATGCAAGAACTGTGCAGCCTCCATAGTAAAACAGGTGTTGGACAATCTGGTGAGTATTTAACACCAGAAGTAGACAGACAAGTAGGACTAGGAATGCTTGGCTTAGCCAACTTCTTAGCTAACAACAACATTACATATGCCGAGTTTGGTAAGGCTCTTGAAGCAACAAATGATGCTCGACCTTACGAAGGGTACGCAGGGTTAGCTGCGCGTGAACTTTTTCTCGGCATACAAGAAGCAGCTAACGTAGCAAGAGAGAACAACATGGAACGGGCATTTGCTATTGCTCCTACAGCTAGTTGTTCATATAGAAGTAGAGATATCCATGGTTTCACTGCAACACCAGAAATTGCTCCTCCTATCAGCCGTGTAGTTGACAGGGACTCAGGTGAATTTGGTGTTGAGCAAGTAAAATATGGCGACGTTGAAATTGCCAGTCAAGTTGGCTGGGAGAATTATAAGTTAGTAGCAGATCAGATAATGATTATGCTCAACAGAACAGGATTGCTTCATGGCTATAGCTTCAACAGTTGGAGCGATATGGTGACTTACGATGAGGCTTTTATAGAAGAGTGGCTTAACTCACCACAGACTTCTTTATATTATGCCCTGCAAGTAATGTCAGATACACAGGATAAGACAGATGCTTACGCAGCACTGGAAGATAATGAGGTTGAAGATTATTTAGCAGACATTATGAGTAATAAACCAGATGAAATAGCTTGTGATTGTCAACAATGAATCCCTATATAAAACTACTGTCCCGGAAAAGATCTTGGACACCCGTACAAACATCTAAAGGAAAACTAAAAGAAGGTGCAGAAGAAACCATCTACCGTGCTCTTGCAATACGCCATATGGAGTTACCAGTTGGCGAGTTCATTACAGAAGCACTTGATAAGGAAGTTCCCGACACTGCTAGAGCACTTCTAGAGTCAAACGTTAAGGACGAGATCAAACATGACCTCGCTCTTGGTTACATCACCAACGCACTAGGCGTCGATGAAAAAGCCGAAGCCGAAGCATTACGCTTACGTGCAGCGTGGGAAGAACATCCAGATCACACCATACTTAAAGCATTAGTAGCTGAGAGAGCAATATTTTTTGTGCTACTACCATTCTTTAGGTTCTGTGGTGACGCAGGTTTAAGGACTGTAAGTGCAGATATATCAAGGGATGAGCAGGTCCATGTCGGAGCTAATAGTTTAGTCTGTGCAGAGCTAGGTCTAACTCCTAGCCCGTCACTAGACAAGCTAAGAAAGGCGACAATTAATTGGGTCATGCAACCTTTGAAACAAAGTTCCGATAGATATTTGGACAAAAAATTTTGGCTAGATGCTAGCGACAGACTTATGTACGAAGGCAAAGCACCAGAATTTTCTCAGACCAAGGCAGCTAGAATGCCTGCATTTTTTGAGCACTCGAATGTCAATCTCCCTCAATACTCTTAAGCTACACAACGATAGACTTGATGAGTTATTAAAGAAGTTAGATCAAAACTTCGGGTGGAAACCTATCCATCCAAAAGAATCAATCGAATCAATTATGTATAGAGCTGGACAAGCCAGCGTAATTGAATTTATTAAATCAATAGAAGAGGACGAAATCTAATGTGTTTAGGAGGAGGCGCACCGCCAACCCCACCACCATTACCACCAGCTCCACCACCCCCATTACCACCAGCGCCAACAGCGCCACCTCCTGATCCAATAATCAAGGATGTGAACCCACAGGTAAGAAGGGCTAAGCAAGATCGTGGTAAAAAAGCAAAGAACCAGTACCGAGAAGGTACAGGTGGATTAAGGATAAAATTAAATCCTAATATAAATACAGGTAGTAACGCCGGTAAAGGCGGAGGGCTTAACTAATGTTAGCTCGTGAGAGATACAACCAACTGGTAACAGATCGAAGACAATTCCTAGACAAAGCCGTTGACTGTTCAAAACTCACGTTACCTTATTTAATTCAAGACGATACATCTTCAAGACCAACACACGAAACTCTCAATATTCCGTGGCAATCAGTTGGATCCAAAATGGTAGTAGGGCTTGCAGCAAAACTCATGCTTGCAATCCTTCCTCCACAAGGATCCTTCTTTAAGTTCCAAGTAAGAGAGGATAAGTTGGGTGAAGATTTACCTCCAGAAGCTAAGTCAGAGATGGAGCTATCGTTATCCAAGATGGAACGAATGGTCATGGACTATATCGCTGCATCAAATGACAGAGTTGTTATACATCAAGCACTTAAACATTTAATTGTTGGTGGTAATGCTCTGTTGTTTATGGGTAAAGATGGTATTAAAAACTATCCGCTTACAAGGTATGTCGTTAATAGAGATGGAAACGGTAACGTCCTAGAAATAGTTACAAAGGAATTGATAAGTCGTGATGTGCTTGGGTATGAAGTACCAAAGCCAGAACCTAATACAGGTGTAGACGACACTAATGGAAGTCATACAGATGATGTCGAAGTTTATACGTACGTGAAACTAGAGAACGGCAGATGGGTATGGCATCAAGAAGTATTAGATAAGATAATTCCAAACACAAGAAGTACAGCTCCTAAGAATGCAAGTCCATGGTTAGTCCTGACTTTCAATTCGGTAGACGGAGAACAGTATGGACGTGGAAGAGTAGAAGAGTTCCTCGGGGATCTCAAATCTCTCGAAGGATTATCTCAAGCCCTAGTCGAGGGAGCTGCGGCAGCTAGTAAAGTAATTTTTTTAGTCAGCCCATCCTCAACTACAAAGCCAGCTACTATTGCAAAGGCTGGGAACGGAGCCATAGTTCAGGGTAGAGCAGAAGACGTACAAGTTGTACAAGTAGGTAAGACTGCTGACTTCTCTACTGCTGCACAAATGGCTCAAACTATAGAGAGAAGGTTAGCTGAAGCTTTCCTAGTGATGAACGTTAGGAATGCAGAGAGAGTAACAGCAGAAGAGGTCAGACTTACACAGTTAGAACTTGAGCAACAGCTCGGTGGAATCTTCAGTTTGTTAACTGTATCTTTCTTAATACCTTACTTAGATAGAACACTATTAGTTTTGCAAAGAACTAATGAGCTACCTAAATTACCTAAAGAAATTATTAGACCATCTATTGTAGCTGGTGTTAATGCTTTAGGTAGAGGGCAAGACAGAGAAGCTTTGACTATGTTTATGGGAACTATTGCACAGACAATAGGACCAGAAGCATTAGGAAGATTTATAAATCCTTTAGAAGCTATCAAACGTCTAGCGGCTGCACAAGGTATTGACGTACTTAACCTCGTTAAGACTGAACAGCAACTTACGGAAGCTAAAGAAGAACAGATGCAAACTCAACAACAGCAGACTCTACTTGAACAGGCTGGTCAGTTTGCTAATTCAAAATTAGCTGACACAGAAAACCTCCAAGGCATGATGCCCGGAGGACCAGAACAACCACCACAACCAGAATAAATGGCAGAAACTTTATCATATGATAATACTCCTGATACAGAGGTTCTAACCGAAGAGGAACAGAACTCTCTTGAAGTGGGAGAACAGTTAGTAGCAGAACAAGAAGGATTACTAGCTGGTAAATATAAAAGTGCTGAAGATTTAGAACAAGCATACTTATCATTACAAAAGAAACTTGGACAAGACGAAGAGTACGAAGAAGGAGACGAAGAAGGAGACGAAGGATATGAAGAGGAAGAAGAAGGCGATGAAGAAGTATCTCCTAATGCTCCTGCGGTCAGTTTAATTAGTGAAGCATCTGAGGAATACTATGCAAATGATGGTGCACTTAGTGAGGAAACTATAGAAAGATTCTCAGAAATGAGTAGTCAAGATTTAGTTAATGCTTACATGGAAATGCACGAGTCAGGACAAGTAGGAACACAGCAAGCTGTTGAATTATCTGACGCACAGGTTAATAGTGTTATGAACAATGCAGGTGGCGAGTCTAACTACAACCAAGTAGTTGAATGGGCTGCAAGCAATCTTAACGACAGACAAATTGATGCTTTCGATTCAGTAGTTGATTCTGGTAATCCAGCAGCTATTGGAATAGCTTTCCAAGGACTCCAATCTGCATACAACGAAGCTAATGGCTACGAAGGCAGAATGCTTCAAGGTAAAGCACCTTCATCTTCCGGAGAAATATATAGATCTCAGGCAGAGCTTGTAGCAGCTATGGGAGACCCACGCTACGACACTGACCCAGCCTATAGAGCTGACGTCATACAAAAACTAGAACAATCAGACCTTAATTTCTAATGAACTTACTAGAAAATTCC